AACTGCTGGTAAACCTAAAGCAGGTGAATCAAGTAAAATGAAAAAGAAAAGAAAGTCTTTTAAAGCTAGACATGCTAAAAATATTGCTAAAGGAGTAATGTCTGCAGCATATTGGGCAAATAGAGTAAAATGGTAAGATTATTTAATAAACTACACAAGTTTATGAAGTGTGGAAGAATAAATAAAGTATGGAAACTATTTAGATAATGGCATATTCACAAAAAGTAGTTGATAGGTTTGAGAGTGTTTTAAACAATCCAGCAAAACATTCTGTTGGAAGGTTTGACCCTAAAGACCCTAATGTTGCTACAGGAATGACAGGTTCTCCTGCATGTGGTGATGTTATGAAACTACAAATAAAATTAAAAGATAATATTATAGAAGATGTCAAATTTAAAACATATGGCTGTGGAAGTGCAATCGCATCTTCTACAATGTTTGTAGATATGTTAAAAGGTAAAACTATAGAAGAAGCTAAACTTATTAAAGATAAAGACATAGCTTCTGCATTAGAATTACCACCAATTAAATTGCATTGTAGTGTACTAGCAGAAGATAGTATTCGTAAAGCAATAGAAAACTGGGAAGAAAAAATAACTCATAGAAGACATAATTATTTATATCCTCACAATGGAATGTAAAAAATGCCACATTTAGGAAATCTTAAATTTAAAGCACTTCATAAACAAAAAGGTAGATTGTCTATGAGAAGAAACCAAGGTAAACCCGGAAATGTTACTCGTGAAGAGTTTGACAAAAACTGGGATATGATTTTTAAGAAAGGAGAAAAAAATGGTAGTAAAAAAAAGAAAGACTAAGAAAAAGTCTACAGTTAATAAAGCTGGTAATTATACTAAACCAACTATGCGTAAGAGGCTTTTCGAGAGAATCAAAGCTGGTTCTAAAGGAGGTAAACCCGGGCAATGGTCTGCTCGAAAAGCCCAGATGTTAGCTAAACAATACAAAGCCAAAGGAGGAGGCTACAAATAAAATGAATATAATACTAGAATACATACAAAAATTTTTAGATAAAGTACATGCGTTTATAAAAAAATGGCTTTAGAAAAATCTCAAAGAAGTCTTAGAGCTTGGACAAAGCAAGACTGGGGTACTAAGTCTGGTAAAAAATCTAGTGAAACTGGAGAAAGATATTTACCCAAAGCAGCTCGTGATGCATTAACCCCAGCAGAATATGCAGCAACAACAGCCAAGAAAAGAAAAGATACAGCAGCAGGAAAACAAGTTTCTAAACAACCAGAACGAATAGCTAAAAAAACTAGAGGAGCTAGACAGTTTAAACAAATAGGTGGTCCGGTAAAAAGACAAAACTTAGATGCTAGGTTTCACGATAGACAGTTTCCTCCACCAGATGATGAAGATTATATAGCAGCTAGAGAATCAGGTAGTGAAGAAAGTCCAGAAGCTAAAAGATATTATGAAAAATATAGATTGTATGAAAAAAATTATGAAAACTATTTACAAGATGTATACAAATTTTTAAAAGACAAACATAACATAGTAGTTAAAGAAGTTGATTTTAAAGCACAACAAGATAAATTTAAAGAATATAAAGACTTACCTAAAGCACAAGCTGTTTTAAATATATTAAAAGATTCTGGAATACCTTTAAGAGAAAGACCAGAAGCAGCTATTATGCAAGTTCTTGAAGAAAGACCTAGAGAACATATTATGCCAAGTCGAATGATAAAAAATGATTTAGCTAGAGATGTTTTTAATATTGCAAAAAGAATAATGACACCAACTGCATTACATAAAAAAGGATTCAATATAATAAAAAATAGAGTTAGTTTATTAAATTTTGTAAATCCTAAAAAAGAATTAACTATAGTTTTAGATAAAAATAAATATCCAGATGTAAGAGAATCAATTTTAGTAGAAGAATTAAAACATGTACATCAATTAAGAGGTTTAAATGCTATTAAAAGTGCTGTTAAAGGTAGTCTTGAACAAATAGCAGATGCAATGGGTAAAGGAGATAGATATGGTCAAGCAACATCTTTAGAAGGAATACATCGTAGAAAAGAAGAATTTGAACCAGAATTAAAAAAATATGGTTACACTCCTGATGAAGATAGATATTTTGAATCTCAATATTTTGACCCAGACACTTACAATTAAAAATGTCTATACCTGATGGTTATATAAAGAAAAAAGGTGTAACTGTACCTTTTGGTTATGAACTAAGTAGTATTAAAGGTTATCTAAAACCTATAGAATCTGAATTAAAAATACTAAATCAATACATAAAATCTGTATTAAACAAAGAATATTCATTAAGAAAAGCTGCTGAACTTATTACAGAAGAAACAGGTAGAAAAATAAGTCATGTAGGATTATCTCAAATTGTACAAAAAGCTCCACAACCTAAAGTAAAATATAAATATTCTCCAGAACAAAGAAGAAAACAAAAACTTAACAAACAAAAAAGAGAATTAGCAAAAGCAAAACAAAGAGTAGCTTATAAAGAATCTAAAATTAAAAACGAAGAAGAAGTAATAAAAAAAGCTACAGAAAAAACTACATCTAAAGTAGTAACAGAAGAACAATTAGAACAAGTATCTCCATCAATTAAAGAAGTATTAAAAGAAAGTAATGTAATCTTTCATGCAAACGAAGGTCCTCAAACACAATTTTTAGCTGCAGATGAAAAAGATGTGTTATATGGAGGAGCTGCTGGTGGTGGTAAATCTTATGCTATGTTAGTTGACCCACTAAGATACGCACACAAAAAAGCTCATAGAGCATTAATACTTAGAAGGTCTATGCCAGAACTTCGTGAAATGATTGATAAGTCTCGTGAGCTATATCCACAAGCATTTCCCGGTGCTAAGTTTCGTGAAGTAGAAAAACTTTGGAACTTTCCTAGTGGTGCAAAGATAGAGTTTGGTTTCTTAGAAAGAGATGCAGATGTATATAGATATCAAGGACAAGCATATA